GCAATGATCGACGCACTGGCGGCTGGGTGACGGCGGGCAACTCAGCGAACGCCGAAATCGGTATTGCGCTGTCGAAGCTGCGGGAACGCTCGCGGGATCTGATCCGGAACAACGCGTACGCGGCACGAGCGGTGGCAGAGATTGTTGGCAATGCGGTCGGCACTGGTATCACCGTGCAGGCTCGCAGCGGAAGTCCTGACCGGGACCGGCAAATTAACGAAGCCTGGTCCGTTTGGGCGCAACAATGCGATGCGGATGGGCAACTCGACTTCTCGGGAATCCAAGCGCTTGTGGCAAGGACCGTATTCGAGAGCGGCGAATGCCTTGTTCGTTTCCGGCAACGCCGCGCCGGCGACGGTTTGGCGATTCCGCTGCAATTGCAGGTGCTGGAACCGGACTTCCTCGACCAAACAAAGACGCAAAAGACGGCCTCCGGCTACATCATCCAGGGCGTAGAGTTCGACCTGGTCGGGCGGCGCGTCTACTACTGGCTTTTCGGGCAGCACCCGGGCGACGTCGTGCAGACGGGTGTTCGCGGCGGTCTCGGGTTGCAGTCCGTTCGCGTCCCGGCCTCCGAGGTTCTCCACATCTACAGGAAGGACCGGCCAGGCCAGGTCCGCGGCGTGCCGTGGTTGGCGCCCGCCATCGTCACGCTCCGCGATCTCGACGAGTACGAGGAAGCCGAACTGGTTCGGAAGAAGATCGAGGAGTGTTTTGCCGCATTCGTCACGCAGCCGCAGGGACCGGAAGGGCCGACGATCGCGCCGGCGACGCCGGATCCCGCAACGGGCAAGCGAGTCGAGAGCTTCGAACCCGGCATGATCGAGTACCTGAAGCCCGGCGAGGAGATCTCGTTCGCGGCACCGTCCGCGTCGGCTGGCTATCGTGACTTCATCGCTGCAAAGCAGGCGCAAATCGCGACGGGATTGCAGTTGACCTACGAGCAACTCACCGGCGACCTCTCGCGGGTGAACTATTCGAGTTACCGCGGGGCTGCTCAGCTTCCGTAACGGCATTGAAGGGTTTCGGTGGCTGACCTTTATCCCGATGTTCTGCACACCGGTGTGGCAGCGGTTCGCTCAGATCGCAAGCGTTGCTGGATTCGTTGACACCCCCGAACCGGTTCCCGCCGAGTGGACGCCACCGGGATTCGGCAGTGTCGACCCCTACAAGGACTCGGTCGCGACACTCAACCGTCTGCGCACAGGAACGCTCACCCTGCGCCAGGCGATCGCCGAACAGGGCTACGACCCCGACGCGCAACTCGACCAGATCGCCGAAATCAACCGGGTGCTTGATGACCGCGGCATCATCCTCGACTGCGATCCGCGGCGAGTCACCCAGACCGGCACGCAACAAAAGGACCTGAACCAATGACAGAACAGATCACCCGCGAACGGCTGGCGGCCGAGTTCGAAGCGCTGTCGCCAGCCGGGCGCGAAGACCGCACTGCGACGCTCACTTGGTACACCGGCGCTTCCGTGCGCCGCTTCGATGGGCGTGGCGCCTTCGAGATGCGCTTCTCCATGGAGCCGCAGTCGATCCGCATGGGCCGCATGGCGAGCGGGTCGGCGCCGCTGCTGAACTCCCACCGCGACTTCACCGTCGACGACGTGATCGGCGTGATCACCAAGGCCTGGGTCGAGAACGGACACGGGAAAGCGACGATCCGCTTCTCAAAGCGCGCCGACGTGGATCCGATTTGGCAAGACGTGCAGGACGGCATTCTGCGCAACGCCTCTATGGGCGTGGCCATTCATGCCGTTGAGGATGTGACGCTGAAGGGCGCCAGTTTGCGCCAGGTGCTCGTCACCGACTGGGAGCCGGAGGAGATCTCGCTGGTGCCCATCGGCGCCGACCCGGGCGCTGGATTTCGATTTGGACGGGCCGAAAGCCCAAAGGAGCAGACGATGGACGAAACCACTGTCATCGACACGGGCGAACAGGCCCGCGCCGAGATCAATGTGGATGCCGAACGTCAGGCCGCAGCATTGGCCGAGCGCACGCGCATCCAGGAACTGGAGAAAGTCGGGCGCGCCGCCGGCCTCGACGGGAAGCTGGTCGCGCAGCACGTTGGCGCGGGCACCTCGCTTGAGGAATTCCGCCGGATCGCGCTGGACGAACTGGCCAACCGTAGCGACGCCACGCCGATCCGCAGTGCGGCTGCCGTCGTGACGCGTGATCAGGCCGACACGCGCCGCGCCGGTATCACGGCCGCGCTGTTGCACCGTTACGATCCGGCCGTATTCCCACTGCAGGACGACCTCGGCCGGGATTGGACGGGGCAAACGCTCCTCGACCTCGCGCGCGAGTGCCTGGAAGCTGCTGGTACCGGCACCCGGCGCATGGCCCGCCACGAGGTTGCGAAGCTTGCGCTCTCGACCTCTGACTTCCCGAACATCCTCGCCGACGTTGCCAACAAGACGCTGCGCCAGGCGTATGAGGCCTACCCGCGCACGTTCCTACCGTTCTCGCGCCGGCGTTCGGCGGTGGACTTCAAGAACATCAACGCGGTGCAACTCGGTGAGGCGCCGAGCCTGCAGAAGGTCAACGAGAAGGGTGAGTTCACCCACGGGTCGATCGCCGAATCGAAGGAAACCTACAAGCTCGCCACCTATGGCCGGATCGTCTCGATCACCCGCCAGGTGATCATCAACGACGATCTGAGTGCGTTCACTCGCATCCCTGCCGGGTTCGGCGTGGCTGCGGCGACCCTTGAGAGCGACACGGTGTGGGGCATCATCACCGGCAATCCGAACATGGGCGACGGTGTGGCGTTGTTCCATGCGACGCACGCGAACCTGAATTCGGGCGGCACGAGTGCTCTTGCTCTCACGGGGCTCGGCGGCGGTATGGCGACCATGGCCAAGCAGAAGGGCCTCGACGGCATCACGGTGCTGAACATTCAGCCGCGCTACCTGGCGGTTCCTGTGGCCCTGCAATTGACGGCGTTCCAGCTGGTCGCCTCGAACCTCGCACCAGCGCAATCCTCGAACGTTGTGCCTGAATACATCCGGGCGTTGACGCCGATTGCCGAACCGCGCCTCGATGCGGCCAGCACGGCGGCTTGGTACCTCTTTGCCTCGCCGGATCAGATCGACACCGTCGAGTACGCCTACCTCGAAGGCCAGGACGGAGTGTACATCGAGACTCGACAGGGCTTCGACGTCGATGGCGTCGAGATCAAGGCGCGTCTGGACTTCGGGGCGAAGGCCATCGACTGGCGCGGCATGCAGAAGAACGTCGGCAGCTAAGGAGAACTGCACATGAAGAACTACGTACAGATGGGTGAAACCCTCACGCTCACTGCACCCTATGCCGTCAGCTCCGGCAACGGGGCACTGGTCGGTTCCGTCTTCGGCGTCGCGGCCAACGATTACGGCAACGGCGAGGAAGGCGAGTTTCAGGTCGCCGGCGTGTTCGACCTCACGCGCGAGACGGGCGCCAGCACCGGCTTCAGCCAAGGTGCCCTCATCTATTGGGACAACACCAACAAGCGCATCACCAAGACGGTCGGCACGAACAAGCTGATCGGTGTCGCGGTAAAGGCGGCGGCCGACGGCGATGCCACGGGGCGCGTCCGGCTCAACGGAGCGTTCATCGCCTGATGAGCTTCGCGGAATCGACAGCCCGGCTGGACGAGGCCTGCCTGCGCGTCTTCGGCAAGGACGTCACATACCTGCCGCAGGCGGGCGGGCAGACCACCATCCGAGGAGTGTTCGAGTCCACGCGAGAACCCGAAGACGCCTCTCCCGGCGCCTATGCGGTGCTTTTCGTTCGGCTGGCTGACCTGCCAACTGCCCCGCTACGAGGCGACGAGGTAGTCATCGACGGCACCACCTACAAGGTGTTCGAGATCGAAGCAGACACGAGCGGAAGCGCCGTTTTGCGGATGCGGCAGGTATAGCGATGGCGACGGTTCGGGTCTATCACAAGAAGCAACTCCGGCTCGACCTGCTGAACTTCCGCCAGAACCAGATGTTCAAGGTGGGCAACGTCGGTGTGGCGGCGTTGAAGAACCGGTTGTCCGCGGCGCAGGGTCCGGCCGACAGCCCGGCCAAGCCACTCACCAAACGCTACGCCATCCGGAAGACGAAGCTCGGCAGGGGTAACCGGCGCACGCTGTCGCTCACCGGGGACATGTTGCGGAACTTCATGGTCCGGACCGTGAGCGAGAACAAGGCCAAGGCCAGCCTCAGCACACGAAAGGACCGCATCAAGGCGTGGATCAACCAGAAGGTCGAGCCTTGGGTGGTGCTGTCGCCAAAGAACCGGGCGGCAGTGACTGAGGCGACACGCCGCATCCTGATCGAAATGAAGCCGCGCCTGGTGATCGAACGAATGCTGGGGGGCAAGCAGCGGTGATTGACCCTTCGGAACTCGTCGATCGCCTGGTGACGCTGCTGCGGGACATCCCCGACCTCGTTGCGGAAATGGGTGGCGATCCCGAGCGCATCTACGCCTACCATGACCAGTACCCGAAGCGATCGAGCCTCGCCAATGCCATTCACACCATGCCGGCGCCAGCCATCATGGCCGTCTGGCAGGGCACGCAGCCAGGCAGCTTCGGCACCGTTGATGTTTGGAAGCACCAGGTCACGCTGTACCTGCGCGCACCCGAAACGTTCGACGGCGATCCGCCGACCGCCTACTACCGTCTGTTCCGGCTGATAACGAAGGGCATCCCGGCGTCCGGCACCGCGCCGATGCTCTACACCACCGTGCATCCGTCCTGCCACCCGATGGACTTGCCCCTCATCCAGCGGCAGACCGACGCGGAGGGGCTCGATTACTTCGAAGTGCCGCTGACATTCACGGAGATGGGAGATGAGTGAAACCGTTTGGATGCTGCCCCCGCACGGGTTGGGCGAACCGCGCGAAGTAGAGGTAACGCCCACTGTGCTCGTGCCCTTGATGAACGCTGGCTGGAGCCAGTGCCCGCCACCGGAGAAAGAACACCATGTCGACGACGAGACTTCAAGAACTTCAGATCTGCTTCGGTAAGCAGAAGCAGGCCGACATCGCGACGGCAAATACCGCCGTGCAGATGTGGCAACTGCGCAAGCTGAACGCTGCGCTCGCCAACCCGAAGCTCAACACCGAAAACGACGCTGAGGAATTCGGCAAAGGCCACGAGTTCCCGACGCAATCGTTCCAGACCTCCTGGGACGTGAACGGGACACTCGAAAAGTACCTGGGCGCGGAGATCGGGGCCTGGGCCATGGCCTACGGGCTCGGGAAGGTAGTCAAATCCGGAACGCTCCCCAACCTCACCTATACGTGCACGCCGCTGATGCCGGCCAACGGCGACTCGGCCGAACTGCCGTACTTCAGCTTCGTCGAGCAGATCCGCCCCGGTGCGGGAGCGGTGGTCGATCGAATGGCCGTCGGCTGCGTCGTTGAAGGCTGGACGATCACGATCGGATCCGGCCCGGGCCGCGCCAACTCGAAGATCACCGTCGAATTCGTCGGCTCCGGCAAGTACACGGAGCCTTCGGCCATCACGATGCCGGCGGCCACTGTGGAGAAGCTGCTCCCGTCGGCATCGCTGTCGCTTTCGATCAACGGCGTCAACTACGTCTCGAACAAAAACATCGTCTCGCTGGAGACATCGTGGAAGAACAACGTCCGGATGGATGGCGGGTTCTATCCCGGCTCCGGTTTCCAGACGCCCGGCGACGGCACGAGCGGTGCTATCCGCGGCCGCCTCGAGTTCGGCAACCGGCAAGGCATGCTCAAATTCGTCGCGCGGTTTGAGAACGGTTCGACGGAACTGACGAAGCTGAAGAACCAGTCCACCGGCACGGCGGTAATCGGGCTCAGCTATGACGCCAACAACGCTCTCGAAATCACCTGGCAGAAGGTCTCCTTCGCAACCGCGGAACTGGGTGAGACGGACGGCATTGTCACGATTGCGGTCGACTGCCTGCCGATGTGGGACGCAACCAATGGAATCGTCTCCGCCGTGGCGAAGTGCGGCGTGGACGGCATCTGCCAATAAGGACCAAGCTCTATGGAAACGAAGACTGCTGTATTTGACGCGAGCCGCCCGTTGACGGTGAACCTCCGGACGCCGGACGGGGTGAAGACGATCCGGGTGCGGTTTCCGACCGACGAGGAATGGATCGAGCGCCAGCGGAAGCGCAAGGTGATTGTGAAGCAACTGGGGCGTGGCGTTTCGGAAACGACCATCCCCGATTCCCAGGACGTCGACGGCGCGTTGCTGGCCAAGATCCGAGTCGGCGAAGACGACGGGCCGGCGGTCGATCCGTTCGAGGCCAGCCGCGTCATCGAGCAACTCAGCCAGGCGGAGGTGGATGACGTCGCCTCGATTGGCGACGGGTTCCGCGTGACGCTCCGAGTACTGGGCGGCGCGGTGACCCATGAGTTGCGGATGCCTTCGGCGAAGGACGTTTTCGAATACCGCCGCGGCTTCGCACGAGTGCTCGACCTGCCCTATAACCGCCAGGAGTTGGTGATCAACCTCGCGCCGGCAGGGACGCTGTTCAAGAAGCTGATCCAGTCGTCGGAGGGCTACGCTGGCGATGTTCCGATCATCCACCAGGCCGTCGCCGTCAAAGCCGCGATCGACGCCCTCGATGCGGTCTTCCAGGAGACCGGTGACCCAAACTGACAGCTGGGGAGTGGCCGGAGCAGCCCTCCCTGCGGTTTTTGATCCACTGGGCCCTCCGCCGTGAAGCACTGTGCAATCCGGGCCTCTGCCCCGACGCTCCGGATGAGGGCGGGCGGTGCGACCACTGCCCGCTGGACAAACTGGATGCCGCTCAGACCTCTGAATCTGGACTGCTAATCCGGCGAGCGGTAGACCTTCGGGCAGCGCTGAAGCTGGGCGTGCGAATCGACCTCCAAGAGATCGGGGCGGACGAGTTCAGCACAATCCTGATTCTCGACGAGGAGTGCGGGAAGCATGATCTCGAAAAGATGCAGGCCAAGACTCCCTAACTGGCGGGCACTTATGAAGCTCGCCGCTTGCCAAGCCCCTCGGCGATCATTGCAGTCACAAGAGTGTTGAGACTGACGCCTTCCTGCCTCGCCCTCGCGACCAAACGCGCGTGCAGGCTTCGTGGAACACGCTGCCGCCACTGGCCGCTCGCTTCGCTCGGCTTTGGAATCGGATCACCATGTTTGGCGCAACTGAGCAGATACGATTTCACGGCATCGCTCCCATTCTTGATTGCTTCCTCCGGCGTGTCTCCATCCGAAATGCAGCCAGGTAGATCCGGATACTCAATCGCGAAGCCACCACCGTCCTCTTCCGAAAGTGGGCGAATGGTGAACGGGTAGGAGTTGATGAGCGTCTTGTCAATCTTCATTGTTCTCACCTGTTCGGTCAACTAAGTCCACAAACAGCCGCACGTACACAGGCTTGATGGGCCGGTGTGCAGGGACGGAGAGCCGTCCCGCGTTGGCATGCCGGAACACGACATGGCTGGTCCCATGCTGATCGTGATTGATGCCCAGACTCTCCGCGACGACCTTGAGGTCCTCAATTCGCCAGTCGCGCGGATTGCGGCGCATTTTGGCGATGAGTTTTCTCGCGTTCGACACACCTACATGGTACCACCTGCGATACCACTCATACTCTGATGGCTGCCGACAATAAGCTCGAACTCGTCGTCGAAATCGACACGAATAGGGCCAATGCGTCCATCAAGAGCGTCAATTCCAGTCTGTCGAGCATGGAAGCCGCCGCCGCCAAGAGCGCGCGTGGGGCATCTGTCGGAATCGACGGGCTGACAGCATCGATGGTGAAAGGCGCGGCGGCCGGCACGGTACTCGGCCACGCGTTCGAGCGGGCCCTCGGCTGGCTCAAGGAGTACGGCGCCGAGATCGTCAAGTATGCCGCCCGCACGCAGACACTCGGCGTGGTCACCAATCAACTTGCGAAGGTCAACGACTACAACGCAGCCTCTGTGAACCGGTTAGTGGATCGCATCAAGCAGCTCGGCGTGTCCACCCAGGAGGCGCATGGTGTCGTCCAGCGAATGATCTTCGCGGAACTGAACTTGTCGAAGGCGACGGATCTCGCGCGTGTGGCTCAGGACGCCGCCGTCATCTCTGGCGTCAACTCCTCGGAAGCGCTCGAAAACATCATCAAAGGGATCACCACCGGCCAGACCGAACTGCTCCACACAATGGGTCTACAGGTCTCCCTTGAGCAAGTCATCCAGCAGGAGACAAAGAAGCGCGGCCACGCCCTGTCCGAGGCGGAGAAGCGCGAGGCGATGCTGAACCGCGTCCTCCAGGAGGGCGTCAAGATCCGGGGCGTCTACGAGGCGGCGATGGGCACCGCAGGCAAGCAGATGACCTCGCTGACGCGCCTCTGGCAGGAAGCGAAGAACGCCTTGGGCGAGCAGTTCCTGCCTGAGTTCTCGAAGCTGATCAAGGTGCTGTCAGAGTCGCTCGAGTGGGTGCGCAAGAACTCGAGCGAGATTGCCAGCTTCGTGAAGATCTTCGGCGCCACGGCCGTTGGCGCTGCGGTCGGGCAGTTTATCAGTTGGATGGCGGCGGCTCGGACGTCCGTGCTGGCGCTGAATGCCGCGATGGCGCTGAATCCGTGGATTGCCGGCGGCATGCTGATTGCGGCTGCGGGCTTCGTCGGCTACGAGCAGTATCAGAACTTCCAGAACCAGCAGAAGGCGATGGAACAGGACATCCGGGATGCGACCATCCGCAACGCCATCACCAAGGATCGCAAGTCGGTCGACGATCTGAAGAAGGCGGGATACAGCGAGCAGGAGATCAAGGACGCCTTCTTCGGCCGCCGCAAGGTCATTCCCGGCTTCGAAGACGAGATCCCCGCGGATTGGAAGAGTCCCGCTGGTCTCGCCACAATCGAGCGGGATGACAAGGGCTTCCGTCTGGTGTTCGCGAAGAAGGAGAAGACCGAGGCCGAGCGTCGCGCCGAGGAGGAAGCGCGCGAGGCTGCCAAGGAGCGCGCCCGGAAGCAGGCCGAGTTTGCCCTTCAGCTTGAAGATGAAGCCGTCGCGTCCAGGAAGTCGGGTCTAAGCGGCTACGCGCGCGACGTGGCGGAGATGAACACGCGCATCAAGAAGGGCACCACGTACCTGGACAAGAACGGCATCGAGCAGGTGGCGCCGCTCACCCAAGCGGCATGGCAGTCGGTCCTGGAGATCATGCGGAACAAGTTGGCCGCATGGAAAGAGGAGTTGCACAAGAACACCGTCGAGTACTTCCGCGACTACGTCAAGGAAATGGAGGAGGCGGACAACCGCCGCCGCGAACTCGAGGGCAAACAGTTCCAGGAGCGGCTCGCCAACAATGCGCGGATCGCCGAGGCGAACCTGGCGCACATCGAGACGGTGTACTCGTTCGAGGAGCGGCGCGCGGGATTCGTTCGCGACGCCCAACTCCGGGCACTCGACGCCAGCGACGCGCAGACGATCGAACAGAAAGTAGCGGTCGAACAGCGCAAGGCGGCCATCGAG